ATAGATTGGACTAAGGGTGTCAAGTATGATATGTATAGACATGATTACAGCACATCAAACGAAGCACCAAATACTGGAGCAACACGTTTATATGGAGCAAACTACTATGTAATGAATAGTAATTTCAATGTTTATATTTGTATTGAAAATGGATCATCAGGAATTAACACCACAGGTAATGCATCTGAAGATGAACCAACTTTTACTGATTTAGAACCATCTAAAGCTGGAGAGAGTCAAGATGGATATGTATGGAAATACTTATTTACTGTGAATCCAAGTGATATAATTAAATTTGACTCAACTGATTTCATTGCACTGCCAAATAATTGGCCAAGCAGCACAGATGCACAAATACAAGCAGTTCGTGAAAATGGTGATTCTGATATTAACAATAATCAAATTAAAACAGTTTATATCGCGGATCAAGGAAATAACTACACTGGCACAGGTGGTGAATTTGATATTTTAGGTGATGGAACAGGTGGTAAGGTAGTTGTTGAAGTTTCTGGTCAAAAGATAGTAAAAACTACAGTTTCAAGTGGTGGTAAAGGTTATACTTATGGAATTGTAGATTTAGGATCTATCAACACTGGTGCTGTTCAGGGAAATACACCAGCAAAGTTAGTTCCAATTATTCCACCATCAAGGGGACATGGATTTGATCTATACAAAGAGTTAGGTGCTGATCGTGTACTCATTTATGCTAGATTTGATGATTCAACAAAGGATTTTCCGATTGATGCTAAATTTGCACAAATTTCTTTGGTAAAAAATCCAACTTCTTTTGGAACAACATCAATATATACAGGAAGTACTTTTTCATCATTAAAAGCCTTAAAATTTGGAACTGCTCCAACAGGCACTCCAACTATCGGTGGAATAGTCCAACAAACTGTTGGAACTGGTCAAACTGCATTTGGATACATCGCTTCATATGATGCGGATACTAATATATTAAAGTATTTTCAAGATAGATCACTATACTTTGGAAATAAAAATGATCAAACTGATGTTTTGAATATTACAAATTCAGGCACTAAGTTTGATTTTGAAGCAACATCTCAACCGGTATCCTTTACTGGAGGAAGTGCAACCATAGATACTACATTTAATCTTGGTATCGCTACTGACACAAGTAATAATAGAGTTGCATTAGGTGTATCATTCACAAGTGGTCTTTCTTCTCCTGAGATAAATAAAGGGTCAGGTGATTTACTATACATTGACAATAGAGCTCTAATCTCTAGAAACTCTAGACAAAAAGAGGATGTAAAAATTATTCTGGAATTTTAAGAAATGCCACAAAAAACGAATTTAAATATAAGTCCATATTACGACGACTTTTCCAAGGATAATCAGTTTTATAGGGTTCTATTCAATCCGGGTAGACCTGTACAAGCTCGTGAATTAACAACATTACAATCAATATTACAAGATCAAGTAGAGACGTTTGGTAGTCATATCTTCAAAGAGGGATCTATGGTCATCCCCGGAGGGACAAATTATGATTACGAATATTACTCAATTAAATTAGAAAGCGATCATTTAGGTATTCCCGTATCATTATACATTGAAAATTTAAAGGGTAAAATATTAAAAGGACAAGAAACTGGAATAAGAATAAAAATTGATAATTATGCTCTCCCTGAAAATGCTACTGATATTACTGATTTAACACTTTTTGTTAAATATCTTGATTCTGGTGATGATAATGAAGTATCATTTATGGCTGATGGTGAAAATCTATTAGTGGAGGAATCATTTATATATGGAAACACTGAAATAACTGCCGGTGAGACAGTTGCAACACTTGTTGAACAAAATGCATCAAATGTAGGATGCTCAGTTTCAATCGCAGATGGTGTGTATTTTATTAGGGGACATTTTGTAAATGTTTCTGCGGATAAAATTGTTCTTGATCCATATTCAAACATACCTAATTATAGAGTTGGATTATTCATTCAAGAGCAAATTGTTCAGGCGAAAGATGATTCATCTTTATTTGACAATGCAAGAGGTTTTTCAAACTTTGCAGCTCCCGGTGCAGATAGACTTCAAATAAAAACCACACTAACAAAAAAACCACTTACTGACTTTAATGACAAAAACTTTGTTGAGTTAGTGCGTCTTGATAATGGACAACTAAAGAAAAATGAACAAAAACCAGACTATTCTTATATAAAAGATTACATCGCTAAAAGAACTTATGAGGAGTCTGGAAATTACTCTGTAGGTAATTTCAAGGTAGAAGTTGCAGAGTGTTTAAATGATGGATTATCAAATGAAGGTGTTTTTTCTGAAGGTGAATTAACTGATCAGAGGAATATTCCAGAAGAACCTTTCATGTGTGTCAAAGTATCACCGGGAAAGGCCTATGTAAGAGGACATGATATTGAAAAACCCAATACAACAATTATTGATGTTGATAAACCAAGAGATAAGGAAGAATTTAATACTGCAAAAGTTAATTTTAAACTTGGAACTCTATTTAAATTAAATAACGTTCATGGAACTCCTGTCATAGGTTTAAATAATACTCTTGCAAATTCACTTGTTAGTCTTAGATCTCAAAGAAAACTCACAGGAAATAATCCCGCAGCTGCTGGTGCTGAAATAGGAAGAGCAAGAATTTACGCATTTGAGAATACAGATTCTCAATATAAAGATGCAACAACTCAATTTGATCTTTATGTATTTGATGTCCAAACATACACTCAAATTGATTTAAATACATCTATAAGTAGCACTCAATTACCTGTGGGTAGTTTTGTTGAAGGATTAAGTAGTGGTGCGAGTGGATTTGCAGTTGGTGCTGGTAGTGGTACATCAATTTCATTAGAACAAGTATCAGGTACATTTATTAGAGGTGAGCAATTAAGAATTAATGGATCCTCTGTAGAAGTAGGAGGAAGTTTTAGATCTATTAAAAGTGTGACTCGATTTGGTTTGGAAGATATCAAATCAGTTTCCCAATTGAATACATTTTTAAGTAATGTTCATTTTAGTGGTGATTTAGTTTTACAACCAAAATTAATAAAAAATCTTGGAATAGGAGATGAAGTTAATATAAGCACAGCTTCAGGTGGTATATCATTACTAACATGTGCTGGAAAAACATTTGGAACTTTGAAAGTTGGAGATTTAATTATTGTTAATTTGACAACAGATTCTGCACCAAGAATTAACCGTGTATCTCTTATTTCCACAGATCTAAAAACAGTTTCATTAGAAGCATCTACAAATGTTACTGGTGTTTCTGTAGGAACCGTCTTGTCAAACACTACAGCAACAGGTATTCATATTGCTAGGCCACAAATATTTTTAAATGATTCTGGTTTATTTGCAGAATTACAGAAAAAAAATGTGTCTGATGTTTCAACAGCACAATCAAAGTTATTCATCAAAAAACAAGTACAGAAAACAACATCTAATACAGGAACATTAGCAATTTCACTTGGAGATGCTGGTGTGTCAGATGCAACTTTTGCACCATATGATGGTGATCGTTATAGTGTTTCTCTAAAATCAACAACTGATACTCGTCACATAGCTCTCACTGAAAGTCAAGTGCAACTTGTTGCCAATAATCAACAAGTTAACATCAAAAACCTTAATGGTAATGCAGATGTAGTGATAAATGTAACCTTAGAGAAAGATTTAATTAATAATAAAACTAAAAACGTCTCTAGAAGTAATAGTCTAATAGTAAATGATTCATCTCAAGTCGGTATAGCAACTAATGGTTTAACTCATAGTAAAGGTTATGGAGTAAGAGTTCAAGATAAAGAAATATCTCTACAAACACCAGATGTTTTTAATGTGGTTGGTGTATTTGAATCAGTAAACTTAGCAGATCCAGTATTAGACAAATTGGTTTTTGTAAGTGGATTAGCACTTGATTCTAACACTATATTGGGTGAAAAGATAAAAGGTGCTCAAAGCGGAGCAATCGCTGTTCTAGCAGGAAAAACAAACGCCACTACAGTAGAGATCATTAATTTAACACAAAATAAATTTATCATAGGAGAATCAATTACTTTTGAAGAATCAAGTATTACTACAAATTTACAGGGTATTATTGCAGGTTTATTCTTAGATGTAACATCAAACTACACTCTTGATGATGGTCAGAGAGATGAGTTTGCAGATTACTCACGAATTGTAAGAAAAGATGGTGCGACAATTCCATCAAGAAGACTAAGAGTTATTTTTGATAAATTTACAGTTCCAGCAAATGATACTGGTGATTTATTTACCGTTGATTCATATCCAGCTAACAATTTCAAAGATGTTCCACTACTTAAAGGTGGAACTTTAAGAGCGTCAGATACATTGGATTTTAGACCAAGAGTTGCTGATTACACTGGAAGTGGATCACCTTTTGCTTTTGCATCAAGAGTTTATAGTGCTTCAGGAACTAATCCTACTTTAATCCCTGCTCCAAACGAAGCATCTACAGTAGACTTTAAATTCTATTTACCTAGAATAGACAAATTGGTATTAGACCCCGCTGATGCTACTGATAAAGCGTATACCGGTGGTTATTTTCAAGTAATTAAAGGTGTATCATCACAAAATCCAATCGTCCCAGCTGACGTTGAGACAGCAATGACTATTGCAACAATTGAAGTTCCTGCATATCTTTATGATACAAAAGATGCTGTTATAACAGTTGTTGATAATCGTCGTTATACGATGAGAGACATAGGTAATTTAGAAGATAGAATTGAAAATCTTGAAGAATTAACATCTTTATCATTACTTGAATTAGATACAAAAGCATTACAAATTCAGGATGCTGACGGATTATCAAGATTTAAAACTGGATTTTTTGTTGATGACTTTAAAAATACTAATTTATTAGATCGTGGAAACCCAGACTGCAAATGTGATGTTATCGGAAGTTTACAACATTTGGTTACTCCAACTGATTTCTACTCAGTAAAACCAGAGTTAGCTATTAGTAATTCTTTAAATCCAAGCACTGCAGATTTTTCAAGTGACTTAGAATTATTAGATTCTGGTGTAAGAAAAACAGGAGATTTGATAACACTTGATTATGATGAAGTTGTATTACTTGATCAACCTCTTGCGTCAAGAATTGAGAATGTAAACCCATTTAACGTTGTAACCTTTAGGGGAAATATGATACTTAGTCCTAGTGCAGATACATGGACAAGAAACGTCATTATTGATGATGGTACAAGAACTGTTTTAGGCGATGTTGAGGAGACATTTACCAATGATCGTATTGTAAGCAGCTTACCAGATACTCATATTAGATCTCGAAATGTCGCTTTTGATGCAAGCGGTCTTAAACCAAATACAAGATTTTATGCGTTCTTTGATAGTACATCTGGAATAGATATAATTCCAAAATTAATTGAAATATCAATGGATTCAGGTGCATTTGATATTAATGAGACAGTTGAAGGTTTTGATGGTGGTAGTCGTATATTTGCAGCTAGAACTTGTGCACCAAATCACAAAACTGGTAGTATTAGTTCTCCGACTACAACTTTTTCAACTAACCCATATAACACATCGATTACATTAGCTAGTTTATATTCATCATCATCTACTGTTTTAAATATAGATCTTGCATCTTTAGTTGAAGATGCACAGGGTAGTTTCTTCGGTCGTATTGAATCAGGAATAAAATTAGTTGGATCTACAAGCGGAGCAACTGCAACAGTTAGAGTACCAAGATTAATATCTGATGCTGTAGGAGATCTTTTAGGATCTTTCTTCTTTCGTGATCCATTATCTGATCCTGCTCCACAATTAAGATTTACAAATGGTACAAAGACATTTAAACTCACATCAAGTTCATCTAATTCACAACCATTACTCGGTGATCCATCAATAAGTGAGGTAGAGCAGAATTATCGTACAAGTGGAGTTGTTGATACGTTTAGACAATCTTCAGTTGTCGTTCGTATTCCACCACCACCTCCAATACCTGTTGTTTTTAATATTACAAATTT